AAGATGCGCGAATCCATGTTTGACTATGAGACCGCCCAATCTCGCCTGTTGGAGTTAAAAGCTTTCCGCAGGGAGAAAGAAATAGAGCACAAAAATCTGCTTAAAACGCGCGATCAGCAAAGTGATTTATTAATCAAAATCAAACAGTTACAAGATCAACTATCTGAAAATAAGTCAAATTTAGATTCGATTATAGATGAGATTGTTCGTCTTGAGGCCGCATCTGCAATACTTTCACCAACCGGTGCACCAGCTTATGTTATGGACTCTGTTATCCAGGCGCTCAACGATAAGATTCAAGAAATTGTCCAGTTTGTCTGGCCAAACTCGTCTTACGAACTTCTCTCCTTCAAGGAGAATAAGTCTGGCACGGTAACATCTAAGATGTCTGATTCGCTTACGGTAGACGGTGTCAAACGGCCAGTAGGTTCGCTATCTGGTGGCGAAAGGAGATGTTTATCTTTGGCCATAGATTTCGCCATAGCAGATGTCGTGGCCAGATACACGGGGGCGCAACTTAACCCGTTGATATTAGATGAACCTTTTGATCACCTAGACGCCTCTAATCGCACCAGGGTTATCGACTTCTTGCGCGAGATGGCTGTAAAGCGGTGTATAGTAGTAATAGACCATGCGTCCGAAGCAAAAGCTTTATTTGATCAGTCCATTACAGTCACCAAGAAGAACGGCGTATCAGTAGTTTCATGATGGAAAGTTTTGTTAAAAAACTAAATGATATCAAAGATCTGCTGAAGGCCAACTTGATGCCAAGCCTGAGGATGCCGTCCATTGAGCCGCCAAAACCCCCGAAAGCTCCGTCCTTGGCGCCGAAGTCCAAAAAGAACCCTATCAAGGTTGCGCAGCAGGTCAAAACCCCAGATGCAAAAGATTTTGCTATGGGACAGGCAACCCTGCAGGTCAAAGCGTCATCTAATCCTCTCGCTTTCACCACGAAATCTGAGGGTGAATCTTACCACTACCACATCGTTCAAAACGGCTACCGGATCACCGATAAGCCGGTGAGCATGGAAGAGATTAACGTCAAGCACGGCGGGGTAAAAAGATTAGAAGGCGCTGGCTTTCATCTTGTCCCCGTGGTTAAAGAAAAGTTAAAACTCGAGAAGAATGGCCAGTGGTCGATAGTTAAAGAATAACGAGGCCACTTTGAAAACTATTCTTGCTCTAGATCCCGGAGGCTCTTCCGGGTACGCGGTAGCTCGCATTGTAGGCGATTGCTGTGAAATCGTGGAATACGGTTTCATCGACGTCGACACTTCATCTCAATACATAGGGGATTGGTGTCTCGATCTCAAGAGGCGCATCTCAGAGCTTCAGAATCGCGTTCAGGCTGATGAGATCGCCGTCGAAGACTACTTCTTCGGGTCTAGATTTGCATCAGGTTCTAATGTCAATCCTGCGTACCGAACCGTTATCCATATGTGGGCCAGAGAGCAAAATCTGCACTATGAGGTTTTGAATATCTCTAACTGGAAGGTTTTTGCCGCTGGCAGATCGACCCCGACTAAATTGCAAAAACAAAAGTGGGGATCTGGTCCAGCTAAAAAGCTCATGATCGTTCAAGCCCTCTGGGAACGTTTTGGCGTGCGGTTCCCTAATCACAGCATCTCAGAAAACACCGGCAAACCCATACACTTTCGCTTTGACGTTGTGGACGCTGTTGCGCAAGCGATGTACGCTTCGTATCTTAGATTTAATTGTAAAACATTTAAATGCACGGTTTCAGTACCGCCAGACGTGACTTTTAAAAAGGTCAATAAAAAGCAATTTTTATATGATTGAGTAAAATAACACACGATCAAATAAAAGGAGTCTACCATGGCTAAGGGCAAGATCAACTACGGCAAAGCAAGCAGCATTCTTTCAAAAGCTTTCGTGGAGAACCACGCGTCCATTTCTCAAGACGAAGCAGAGCATCTGATCGCAAAGTCTGAGCAAAAGATCAAGGCTCTAAAAGAAGAGCAGGCAAATGATGAGAAGCTTATCGCTGCTCAACAGATCGTTAAAGATCTTAAAAGTGGTTACTCTTCCGTCGTAAAGCTAGAGCGCGCCAAGATCGACTTCTTGCTTGGCAAAATTCAAGAGATTGAAGATGGAGAAGTCAATCCCACGTCAGGTCTAAACCAATAATATTGCTGAGATAAAACATGACCACTTTAAAAACACTGTATCTTGATGGCGCCAACGGGCTCAATAAAAAGCTAGCAGACGCATTCGATCTGGGTCGCAGATTCATCCTGCCGCAATATGATAATGTAGTTCTAGAAGACGCCGTCGATGTCGCCACTACTAGCCCGATGTTCACCATCGCGAACTCAGGTTCTAACGCGCCTATTTTGGCGGGATACACAGTCCGCTACCTAGACAGCGGCGAAGAAGTTGAACTTACAGTTGAAACCCCTGTTACGCCAGGATCTACGTTTGATACCACTGTAGCCCCATCGCAGGCAGCTACGGCCAAATCACTGCGTTACTCTAGCCCGCGACCAGGGTCATACACAACTCTCCTGCAAGGATTGCAGGCTGCCGCAGCGGCTGGTAAATCTGTCTTTTCGGTGTCAATCATTACGACCGACAATCCAACGTATTTGCGCCTTAAGGGTAACTATCTTAACGCTTATTTTGCCGGTATTTATTACGCCCTAGATCAAGAAGGCATCTTTAATACCTATGAAGTTAATCTGGCGCTAGATACTTCGGATACGACTACTACAAAAGTGACATTTAACTTCTCTTTTACTTATAGCTAACGATAAAAACAGAAGATTTGTGTAAAATCCCCCGTACATACGGGGGATTTATGCTTTGGTCAGAACAGAAAGATCTCTTCGAGAAGATGATAGAAGCAGAAAGAGAGCTGCTACTGAGCAAGGGCAAAGAATATGCCGGCGATAAGGATTGCCTCGCTAATTTTAAGGATGCCGATTGCATCGGCTTAAGCCCTAAGCAAAAACTATGGGTGTACTTATCAAAGCATATGTCATCTATAGCTTCATACATAAAGAACGGTCAAGAGTTCTCAAACGAGTCCATAGAAAGCCGAATAGCTGATGCTAGGAACTACCTCGCGTTACTATATATGTTGATTCAGGAAGAAAAGACTGAGCCAGTTAAGGTTTGTCAATGCAAAAAAAGCAAGTAAACAAAACGGACAAAAAAGTCTCCATCATCAAATCTTTTGCCGCTCTAGCCAAAAAGCTTAAGCGCGAAATACGCATGGAAGATCTAAAGAGTCTAGGCATAACCAAAGACATGGTTGCGCATCACTTTGGGTCTTTAGCCGCCCTAGAAAAAAGCGCGCGCGAGTCGCACGCAAATAGCTTTTTTGACGTTGCCGTAGAGAATCTTTATTCGCAGACAGCTCTTAAAAAGCTGAGATCAGATATCTCATCTTCTAAAAGGTTTGTTATCACTACCGCGGTGAACGGTTGCGAAGTTCACGATAAATTCTACGCTTCAATTAAGAATTTTTGCAAAGAGAACGATGCCCAACTTTTGATCCTAATTGCTTCAGATCCTGCGCATAATCGCGACAAGCAGTGGGGAACGATATCCGCCAGACTTCAAAATGAGGCTATTGTTCTCGAAGACACCAGCCTAAATTCAAACGTTTTTATTTCCACTATCAAGCTTTCCGCAAAACACATCGACCCGACAACCGGTCTTGGTCGCATTGGCCAAAGAAATGGCACCTTCATATACGCTTCGCCGAAGCAAAGATTGAAGGCGGTACCCGTGTCGAATAGTTCATTGCCGCATTTTATGATGACCACGGGCGCGATTACTGTGAACAACTACGATACAGACCTTTACATGTCGCAGCGTACTGCGTATATCGCAAAGAACGATCACGTGCTCGGCGCCGTGATAGTTGAGATCGTCGACGATAAGCAATACCATTTCCGTCAGGTACAGGCTGATTCTAAAGGATGCTTTTATGATCTCGGCATCAAATATATGCCAAGTTCAAAACAAGCTGTAAGGCCAGAAGCTTTCGTACTTGGAGACTGGCATGCAGGATCTACCGATCCTTTGGCGCGTAAAGCCTGGGAAGATATCGCCAAGCTAACCAAACCTAAGAGAATACTTCTTCACGATGCTTTTGACGGCATTTCTATCAACCACCACGAAAAGCACGCGAAACTGTTAAAGGCTCAAAGAGCTGAGAATGGTCAACTGTGCCTCTCATCAGAGCTCAATATCCTTGCAAAGGATGTTAAGGACCTTACGTCTCTCACGGATGAGGTTGTGATCGTTAAATCTAACCACGATCAATTTCTTGAGCGATATTTGCAAGAAGGCAAATACGTCGACGATCCGCAGAACCACAGGATATCTCTTGTTCTAGCGCTTCAACTTCTAGATAAGAAGGATCCGCTTAAGTACGCGGTTAACTCTTTGTGCCTGAAAGATGACAAAAAAGTAATCGATAAGGTTAAGTGGCTCTCAATCGACGACGATTACCGCGTCGAGGGTATACAATGCGGAGCCCATGGTCATCTAGGTGCTAACGGTTCCAGGGGGAGTCTGGAGGCCATGGAAACCGCGTATGGCAATTCTGTATCGGGTCACTCCCATACACCTCAGATCCTTAGAGGTGCGTGGTGCGTAGGTACGTCGTCACTTCTTAAACTAGAATATAACCGCGGCGCATCGTCTTGGCTCCACTCGTCCTGTCTGATATATCCCGGCGGCGCTCGCCAGCTTATTAATTGTATTGACGGCAAATGGAAGCTGTAATAGCTTCTACGCTATTGATATAATAAATATTTGTATAATCTGGCAATCAGATACATGAGGGCTGGATGAAAGCATATCTCTATCTAGACACCGAGACAACAGGTCTTAGTTCGTCGACTAATGAAATTATTCAGTTGGCTTGCGTGCCGCTGATTGACGGTAAACCTGGCCCTCATTTTAATGAGTTCTGCCAGCCGACGAACTGGAACTCTATCGATCAAAAGTCTATCGAGATTCACGGTATCGCCATCGATCAGATGAAGACGTTTCAATCTCCGCACGAGATGCTGGATAAGTTTATTGCCTACGTTAGCCAGTTCGGCGTAAAGTTCGTCATCGCCGGTTACAACTCTAACTTCGATAAAGCTTTCATAGGTGCACTTTTTGCCCGCAACGGGAGATCAAAAGAGTATTCGCGACTGTTCTTAAATGAAGTCCGCGATGTCCACGCCCGCGCAAAAGCTGTCAAGGACAAACTTCAATCTAATAAATTGAAGCTGGTCAACCTTGCTGAAGAATTTGGTATTGAGATCAAGGCCCACGACGCTTTAAGCGATATCCAGGCGACAATAGAAGTCGATCGGCGGCTTTCCGCCATAATTGGCGAAGACTTTGAAGAAGTGTCTATAAAAGACGATAGGTTTGATCTCCAGCTGCCTGAGCTGCCTCAGCTTCATATTCATTCTGAATACAGCAATACCGATTCTGTAACCTCAGTTGAGGAATGGGTTTACTGGGCCGCATCTAAAGGAGTAAAGGCCGTTGCTTTTCCAGACCACAACTGGGCAGCTTCGCTATATAAAGCGACCAATATTAAATCAGTATTAGAGAAAGTTAATAAGGCGCATAAACTTTCGCTTACTGAAAATGACATAAAGATCGTTCCTGCCATAAGTCTAAATGTCATAGACCCCACTAATGGTTTAGAGCAACCATTTAGGTTGAATGCTTGGGCAATATCTAACACCGGTTATCGCAGTTTACTTAAACTGGCGTCAATGGGCTGGGATTCGGCGATTGATGATTCGGGCGTGACCACGTCAATAATCAAAATTGAAGACGTCATTGATCACCAGGAAGGGGTAGTGTTTGGCACAGGATGCGAAAAAGGGCTGGTTGGCACTCTACTTCTTTGTGCGAACGACAAGAAAGTTGAAGCTTCAAAGCTCGCTAAGATTATCGGACACCTTGATAGAGTCGTATTGGAATTACTGCCTTTCGACGTCGTTAAGTACTTCGACAAAGGCATTGGCTTTAGGAACTTTCAAAAAAGCAAATCCATCCCAGACGGAAACCTAACCAAAGCAATCAACTCCTTGATTATGGATGCAGTTGATTCTTACGGCTGCAAATTCATAATTTCGACAGCAGCGCACTTTATAGACCCCGACGACAAAGTCTTTCAGGATGTCGTCTCCAAATCATCATTTAAAGATAAGCGGTTCTTCTACGACACACGGTACCAAAGATCACTCAATGAGTGTTTTGCGATCCTCAAGAGACATCTTGGTGACAGGTTTTCCGTAGACCACATTGATATCGCCCGAGCAACCGCAGAAGACATGGTTGAAGCATCGACCGCCGTAGTGGTAAAGCACGACTACCATTTGCCAAAAATCCAAATACCGGATTCTATTGTTGAAAATACTTCTGACTACGACAAGCAGCTGTATTTGTTACTGATGGCTAAAATCAAAGAGTACGGCAGGTGGTCAAATGATCCGGAATATGTAGCCCGCTTTAAGAAAGAATTAGACGTAATCTGGAAGAATTCCAAGCTCAATTTTATCCCGTACTTCTTGATGTACGAGGATATTTGCGCGTACGCTAGATCTCAAGGCATCCTGCAGAACCTTGCTCGTGGATCTGCTGGCGGCTGCCTAATCTCCTACTACCTAAAGATCATCCACATTGATCCAATCAAAGAGCACCTACCATTCGAGCGCTTTCTTAGCCACGCTCGTATCAATGCTGGATCATTTCCAGATATAGACCTTGACCTTGGGCAGCGCGGTCCAGTTCTTAAGTATTTGGCAGATAAATATAAAGCCGGTTTCGCGCAGATTGGAACCTTTCAGCGGTTTAAAACCAAGAATGCTATCAAAGACGCCATGTTTGCTGTGTTTGGTCGCAATCGCGCTGACAAAGAGATCATGGATGTGTGCGACACAATACCTGATTCTCCGCAGGGGTTGGATGAAGACAAATTCCTATATGGCTATACAGATTCTGAGGGTGTCACCCACAAAGGCCATTTGGAACAAAATGAGACACTGCAGATATTCTTTAAGCAGTACCCAGAGATCGAGCAAATCACTAAGAAGCTCATTGGGCTACCTAAGGGTATGGGTAGACACGCATCTGCCTTCGTGATATCAACCCTAGACCTTTCTAGTCAGCGCGTGCCCACAATGCTTTTTGATGACCCAGACATCGGCAAGGTCGCGGTTACTCAGTTTGAAGCACCCATGGTAGAAAAATCTGGTCTAGTTAAAGCAGACGTGCTAGGACTGACAACTGTAAAGACGCTAGAGAGCGTCGTGTCTCTCATCAAGACGCGCAGAGATATAGATCTCTTAGAGGAAGACGATAAGGGTGTTCAGCTCCTTTACCGTCTTCCCGAAGACAATAAAGTCTATGAAGACTTCTATAAGCGCAAAACGGACTCATCATTCCAATTTAACACTGACCTTATCAAGGGGTATATTCAGAAGTTTGCGCCAATTAGGCGCCAAGATTTGTCTGACCTCACGGCGCTCTGCAGACCAGGTGCGCTAGACGTCGAGTTTACGCCGGGCGTTTCTGCAACTCAGTTTTATATTGATGTGAGGAATGGGGATAAGGAGCCAGAATATATCCACCCTGACCTAGCTGATGTTCTGGCTGAGACAAATGGTGTGGTTGTGTACCAAGAACAGCTGATGTCGATCTTAGTTCAATTTTGCGGTTACTCTTTGGAAGAATCCGATCAAATACGATCTGCGATCGCTAAGAAGAAACGCGACGTAATGCTTAAGACATTTGATCGCATTAGGTCAGAGACCATGAGCAAAGGTTGGACTATTGAGCAGGCAAACAAACTGTGTGATGTGGTAACTGCTTATTCTAATTACTCTTTCAACCGCAGTCACTCTCGAGCCTATTCTGAACTTGGATACATTACCATGTATCTAAAGCATCATTATCCACTTGAATGGTGGGCCGCAGAACTCAACAATTCAGAAGAGAACAAAATCCGCCATTACGTCACCATCCTGGGCGATAAGATTACACCGCCGTCTCTCCATGCCCCGGATGATAAGTTTACTATCGTCGGTGACCGTATTGCTGCTCCACTTTCAGCGGTGAAAG